TTTAGAATGGTGCAAACGTGAACTGAATCAGTATAAATTTCATCACAATGCCGGCACAAAATTTAATGGCTTTGGCCACATTGACCATGGCTTCATCATGATAGATGATGACACAGTGATACACGCAGGCAAAGAATGGGTGCCCGAATGCTTACACAACAAACAGTTGATTGATGTGAGTGACTGTTTGCCTGAACTAAAAATGGACAGATATGTACAAGATTATGCAGAAGCACAAAACAAAATGGACATTGCTTGGATAGACAAGTACTTGGAGAATTGGAGAGGTTACAGTCAAGAAGTTTGCTTTGATCTCAATGTGTTGATCATAGACAGAAACAACATTGTGTTTGCACGACACATACCCAAACTGTTTGCAAAACTGAAGTCCTTACACATAGACTGCCACGTTGTACCACAGAGACACTATTTGTTTTGGGACGGTGGAATACATTGTAGCACACTTGATGTCAAAAGACGAGGCGTCAAAAGAAAAATCATAGATTAAAATTGCTTACCGAAATCGCTGTGCTTACCGCTTCGCGGATTTGAAATTTCTGCGTTACCGCTTCGCGGAATTTTGCTGTCCGCCTCTAGGCTTTCTTGATATCGATTCCATAGTGTTTGCTCATTGTGTCCCACGCTACACCGGAAATCAACTCTTCAGAATTGAATTGTAAATTAGTTAAACAGTTGAATAGATATTGTCTGTTGTCGGGATAATATAGATTATTAATTTTTGAAATTGAATCCACACTGTAATCTTTTAAGCATCCAGGCACTAACGATATTATTGGACATCCTTCACGCAATGCTTCAGTCATTGCCATGGTGTGTAAACTGACCACACAGTATATATTTTCTAACGAATCACAGAAGCCTCTGGAACCTCTTGCTTTTTTAGGCATCTTTTTTCTCACTTTAATTGGTCTGTTTGTGTGTTTTTTAATTTCTTGTGTAGTGGATTCTATCCATTGATCTACATTTTGTTTGATACCATACACATCTAATCCGTTTTGACTGGGAGCAACTATGTACACTTGTTCTCCCCTTTGCCAAGGTTGAATTTTTAATTTAAATTTAACAAATCGTTCGTTAGTATAGTCTCCTTTTATTTCTGTTACTTGATTCTCATTAAAGGTTACTCTCCAATACACAGGTTTCCACCAATTGCAATAACCTTTTTCTACATTCACATAATCAATATTTTTCTCTTTAAAGGACTCGTGATATTTTCGAAACCCATCATGTCCTCCGACACCACCGAGTATTACCAAATCTCCGTGTTGAATTTGATCAACATCTGAAAATATTTCTAAACCCGATCTTGCACTGATTGTGTTTGCCAATTGATGACAGGTACGTCTACTGGTTCCTAAGTCTAAACCTTTTGGAATTACTATTCTTTTATATTGTTTATTCATCGCCATCAAGGTTCTTTAAAAAGTCCCTCAACTTTGTTTGATCTGTATTATCTGTAACGGCTTTGTGCAACGATTGTCCTTTTGTAGGATTAGGAACTTTTTCTTGTGATTCAGATGAATCTGTTGCATTATCATCTATAACTGTCGAAGTTTTTTTCAATGAGTTATATATGGTACTATTGCCACTGCTACCATAATTTTGTCCTGAATCATCTTCTGCTAAATCTCTAATTCTTAAACTATCTATATCAAATTCCAAATCAATCTTTTGACCAACACCGCTAGATGATCTAGTTTTCATTAATTGTATTTGATATCTACCACGTTCTCTCATTGCTCTTGATGTGAATATACCAAACACGTTATCTGCTGTTTGAATTTTACTTAACCCACCTGCTATGTGCGAATGATCAAATTCTATTTCTTCAACAGCACCTCTGTTCAACTGCGATGCTGTAACAAAGATAACATTTAATTCCATTGATAAATTTCTTAATTCCTCAGATACAAATTTATCTTTAACAAACAAATCACTTGGAGAAACTTTTCTGCTAATTGGCATCATAAGATCCAAGTAGTCAACCAGCACAACATCTAGTTTACTGCCAGTTTTAATTTCATATTCTTTGATATAACTTCTCAAATCATTTGCATTTTTACCACTGCTCATGTATTTGATTTGATATTTTCCTGCTTTCTTTCCAAGCAGTTTAACTTTCATTTCTATGCCATCTAGGTCTTTGAATATTTCTCTAGCAGGCACGTCAGTCAACATAGAATCTAATCTCATACTCACTAGTGCTTCACTTAATTCAAATGTTACGTATGCAACATTCAGTCCGTTCAATACCCAGTTGCAACCTAGGTTAGCAAGGAATAAACTCTTACCTGCACCCGAACCACCTGCAAAAATGTTCAATTCGCCTTTGTTGAATCCGCCAAACAGTTTTTTATCCAGTGTGGACCATCCTGTGCTTACTTGTCCGTTTTGATCTTTCAATCCCATTAATCTTCCTTTGGGATCGTTAAAATAATCTGTTCCTATGTCTTTGTGTAATCCAATCTGTACAGCCTTCTTAACCAATTCTTCAACAGGACCATACTCTCCTTTTTCAAGCATGTCTGCTGATTTTAGTATTGCTCTTTCCAAACTTTTGTGTCTAACAAATGTTTCAAAGTCATCTAATAACCAATTGAAATGTTCTTCAGTTAAATTATCTGCCGCCTTCAATTCCATATTACACGACTTGTTCACGATGTCATATGTTGGCAATGAATTATATTGAACAACATACTTGTTCACAAAGTCTGCTGTTTCTTGAAGTTTTCTATCAAACAGTGTGTAATCAAATATAGACTGACAACGCACAAATGTTTCTGCGTCACTTAACATCATTTCAAGATACAGTTTTTGTATCTCGTATCCGTAATCTTTATTTTGTTTTACCATTGTCCTTATTATACCACATTTCTCCGTGAAAGTCAATGTGCTTTTGATATTTGGCACACACGGCACCGATACACGATCCAGGATCACCAGGATTTGTTGGCACCCATATATCATCCCAAACTGCATTTAATTTACTCACAGCAGTTTTATTCAATGCACACCCGCCTACCAAAACTATGTTTGATGTTTTGATATTCATCTGTATCCACGAACTTGCACACATCAACACTTGTTCAAAAATGTGCTGTGTAGTTGCGGCTAGATCTGCTATGTCTTCTTCTGTGTTTAATTCTGGTCTCCACCAATTACAACCTCTGTGTAGATTTATTCTTGTTTTGAAAGGCATTCTAGTGTCGATAATTTCTTCCATAAACAATCTATAATATTTCCTCCAATTACCTTTTTTCGCTAATTGTTCTAATTTGTATTCTTCTGCGTTTGCTTTGAATCCACATCTTTGTGTCATTGCTGAATAAAATAATCCAATGCTGTGAGGATATCTTTGAGTGTATTTCTTTTCTAACTTGGTACCTCTGCCATGCCAAATAGTAAATGTTTCAAACTCACCAATCGAATCTAAAACAATAACTGCCGCATTTTTAAATCCCGATGTGTAATATCCATATGCCGCATGGCTATGATGATGATCAATATATTCTATAGGAACATTGTGTACACCAGATTTTGCTAAAAACTTTTTAATATTATTTTCTTTCCATTTCCAACCTTGTCCTGCAATGAGTTGTCTCATAGTTTTCTTCAAAGGCTTTTCATAAAAATAAATCTTTGCAGGGTAGGCCCATTTAGGATTTGCTCTTACTTCTGCCATCAGTTTAGGACACAACGTTGGATCTCCAGCAACTCCACTAAAATCTTTGCTCATGCCTGCCCATTTTAATCTTAGAGCATAGTGATCCGTTAATCCTTGTACCTTCCATTCCATCACTGCCAAACTGGCATCGTGATTGTTTCCTGTTATTCCCCAAACGATCATATTTCTCCTACTTGTATATAAACGGATCTCTTTTTTGCAATTCTCTAATCTTCTTCTTGTACTTGATGTATGTTACAAGTTTTGTGATAGGGAAAAACAAAATTGAAATCGCTTTTTTTATAAAATTTTTTATGCGAACCATTTTTTCATCCTCAGTTTAGTTTTTAATTGTGAATCTTCAGCATTTTTAATTATCGTGTACAATGTATGAAGTCTACCATATTTACATACAGCATCATTGACATCCTTGATTTCTTGATCCCAATCCGGCATACTGACACTCCAACCCGATTCCATAGCATCATAAACTAATTTTTGTCCTGCTTCGTCTCTGTCAGGAACCACAATCACGTGTTTTCCTAAACTATTCACCAGTGTTGATTGTTGTTCTTTGATCTCACTGCCTAATAGAGCAACGCCATCAACAGCAAGTGCATCAATGGGACCTTCCATTGCTACAATATATTTTCTATCATCGTCTTGGGCATCTGTGTTGAACACATATCCTGGTTGTTGTTCTG